AATGTGGGGGGAAATGCGGATCATGTGAGACATGTCACTGCATCCGATTTTGAAATTGTGCGCCTAACAGGTGTTCTCTCTTCCGATGAATCCAAATCTGCGCCCCCGAAAGAAAAGAAATCCACCTCACAAAAGAAGCCTACTTCGCAAAAGAAAACCAAAGGGGGTGATGGAGATGACAATGGAGACGATAATGAGGACGATGAGAACGATGAGACTGAGTATGATGAAAAGGAAGAAAAGAACCAACCTGCACTCTTGGAAGAGGACAATCTATCTCGTGTTCCCTCAAGTGTATTCTTCCCTCCTCATCCTCTAACTGGCCAAACCTGCCTTCTAGCAAGTCTTCAACCAGGATCGGGAGCCACTCAACAGCGAGTTGAACTTCTTGCAAAGGCATCAAAGGGGACTGGACGTGAACATGCTCGTTTTAGTCCAGTATCACAATGTTCCTATGAATATTCAATGGACAACAATCCTGAGCGAATTCGTGATATGTTTGAATCATGGCTGATTCATGCGAAAAAAGCCACTTCTGTGGAAAAGGGATCAGAACGATATGCAGAATTACAACGTGAATTTAATACGATGCAGATTAAGCGATGTTATAAAATCGATGAAAAAGGGGAGCCTTACAGTTATGATTTTACGATTGAATCGGTAGGCGTTCTTTCTGTAGATTATATTGTAAAACGAGCCTGTGAAGTGGGTGAAAACATGTGCAGTATGTATGTGAATATGGACAAAGGTCCAGTCCCTAAAGAAATTACAATCAGTAATGCCAATTGTCGTATGATTGGATACGACTTTCTCTTTCGAGGACATGATCATACCTTGGGTAATTTACTCCAAACGTGGTTGGTTCAACATCATGTGGAAGGAAACGAAAAGCCAAAAATTACATTTGCTGGATTTAACGTTCCTCATCCTCTTCGAGATGAGATGGTTCTTCGTATTGGTGTAGAAGATGGTGAAGAAACAACCGCTCGAGCGGCCATTGCTGCTGCAGCACGTGGCTGTATGACATTCTTTAAGACACTTCGTTATGCTTGGCTGAGAACGACAGGAGCATCTGTCCCTGAAGAAGTAGCAGTTAAGGGTTCTTTAGCCAAACCGTCTGCGGCTAACCCGTCAGCACCCAAAGCAGCAGTCGCCAAAGCGCCAGTGGCTAAACCATCCGCCGCATCCTCGGTAGGATCAAGACCCCGAGCACCTCCCAAGACAGCACCTTCCGCCAGTAAGGCATAACTTTGCAGTAGAATACTTGTGATTAAATATCCTACCATAATAAAACACGCTTTTTTTATGGGTTCAACTCCAAATTGTGGCATATAGGGGACTTCCGAAATAAAAAGGCCGGCCATTAAAAATACGATAGAGCCTATGATTCGTGAAACAACTTTTCGCCAACTGTATTCCTCTGGAAAATAGTATTCTTCCAAATAGGCAATAAATAAAATAAATAATACACCACAGGTTGCCAGCAGCATTTTAAGATGCATGCGATCACCTCCATAGGGAATTGCCGTTAAAAAAAGAAAGACCATTACTGGTAAAAATGAGTTCCAAAAGGGGTGATCAAACCCTGAATTAAGACAAATCACGAATAAACAGGCAAATGTAAAATAATAGTCTTGATATCCAATCAATGTAAGAAACATGATAATAAGAGACTGTATGGAATGTATTACAAATGGGTTCTGAATCATTTTTTGATCCACTACATCATCATATAGTTTTGCAAGAATACCAAAGCAAACGGAATAGACTAAAGATATCATATATACAGATCAAGGGTTTAATTTTAACAAATTAATCGATAAAGTCGGGATCATTCTCATCGAGCCATATCGATAGAGTCTCTAACGTAGGATACGTTTTCACCCACTCTTCTATTTCGGGTTGAGATCTCCATTCATTTTCTGGAAGAGCCCATAAATATGTCTTTAAAAACCATTTTTCACGAGGGATATCAACTTTCTGATTAAAATAGGGTTCGAGTTGCTTCATAAGATAGATACCTTTTGAATATTTTTTTAATCGCTCCTCGTTTTCATGGACATAGGGCATATATGAAATCGGATTGGAAAGATAAGATGGTGAAATAGAAGATGGCGAATCGGTAGAAAGCGGGATGGAATCTGTAAAATAAGATTTCATATAGATGCCAAACGGCCGTTCAAACCATACGGAACCAATACCCTGTGAAATGTGATCCCAGAGAAGTCTGTAAATGTGTAGTGTATTTTCTGAATCCTCGTTAAACGCATTTCGTTGATTGTTAACCTTATCTTCTTCACGATCATTCCAGTCATCAATCCACTGGAAAAGTATGCCTAGGTAATTACCCCACACTCTCCAAAACTCTCTGTCTAATCCAATACAGATTGCAACGGTTTCTGATACCCATTCAAATAATACCCCTGTTTTCATCGAGGCCAGTTCAAATAATGATCCAGAACCACGTAAATCCATCAATTGCCCTTTCCATAAACGGTAACTCTTTTGTTTGATAAATGTTTCCAACTCCAACTCTGTCATATCCTTTGTATAGTATTCAAGAGGATGTGATGTAAAAATAAGATAAGCCATATGAAGGACGTCGTGTGCAATTAAAAGTGATTTTTTACAGGAATATTTTGAATGGAGTGTATCCCATCCTCTTCGTTTCTCGGCATTATCCATCCAAGGAGAGTCATCTAAGATTAACGAACCTACATGAATGCATTCGATGATAAAGGCAAGTTCAATACAAGGAGGGCGATCCGGACATAGGTAAGACCACAATTCACAAAATAGTTTCGGACGGATTTGTTTCCCTCTTTCAAATAAATAAATCCATGAATACTCGCCTATTTCTTCAGGATGACGTTCTATCCACCAAGACTTCCATTGGGCAAGTAATGGAATTTTTAATGTATCCCATGACATGATACTACTTTGGTCACGGGTAAGAAATTATACTTCCACGACACGTCCGTTTTCTGAAAAGACACACTCTAGATCCAAGTGATTCAATCGGCAGATTCTTGAAACGGATTGGGTCATGTATTTTGCAAATGCGATTTCTGGAGAATCAAATAAGTTTAGCCATTGAGAGGACATCCATTCAATGTATTGTACACGAACCGCGTATATTCCTAAAACGCAATCCTTTTCATCGTAGTTCATTGTGCAGACATTAAAAAACTTCATCCAAAGATCAAACTCGCGTTGCGTCTTTTTCACGTGTTCGATCAATTGGGACGATAATAAGCGATAACGACCTGTTAACTTAATCAAAATATCATTACTCTTTATTCCAATACGCCGAATCACTTCTTGAAGATCCAGTAATTCATTCACACCTTTATTTCGATACCGTGCAGCATTATTCGATGTATAGATGACAGGGACAAGATTACCCCTCCATGTCAAATCCTCTAATGGGGTTATCCGTTTCCCATTGTTCTCCACAATAATCGGTTGAATATCCTCTTCCAGTGATGTCACTGATTCTAATGATTTTTTAATTGCATACTGATATCGAGATAAACGATCCTCGTAGGGGTTCAACGTTGGATGTTTATTTTCTAAAGATGCCGTAATAATCAAATAAATCATTGTTATTACTATGATGTATTTGATTTTATGTTATTTCTTACACATCCATTTTGAAAACGTGTCATGTGCCAAACGGTTACAGATCATGGATTGTTGAAGATGCTTTTCATGCGCTTTACGGGTATTGATCTGCTTTTTACAGAAGATGCAATGCGATACAGACTTATCTGATTCCAAAAGAGTGGATAAGCCTGTTTCTAAAAAGGAGAAAAAAGGAATATTGGATTCATCGGTAATCGTTAATTCACGTTTCACCCATTCATTACAAGCCCGAGAATTCTCCCAATGCCTTTCCAGTTCCAACTCGGAATAGAATGAACGATCACAACCCTTGCAGGATTGTAAAGGGGCAATCCCTACACCCATTGACTGAAAATTGGACAATAAATCCAATCTCAATCGTGTAAACTCATCCATCGAGGAGGGGTTAGGAATGGGTGCAACAGGAGACGAAACTTCAACGATTTCATTTGACTTATCTTTTCCCTTATTCGACAATGTAGATAAATAACGATAAAGTGTATCGAATTGATCCTTTTCTTCTTTTTCTGTTTTTGGAACTTTTACCCAATCAAAGTTCATAATTACTGTAATGAGTATGAATTTCTTTAATCTACTTCTTCTACATCTGGGCCTGAAGACGCAGGCGCGGCACTGGTGGGGCCCGAAGAAGGAATACCTGAAGATTCATACAACTTCGTCATAATCGGACGAATACGATCCTCATACTCCTTCTTCTTTTCTTCGTAACTCTCCTTCGAATCATCCGGATGCTCTTCCAGCCATGTGAGACCTTCCGTTACCCAATCGGATACATCCTTTACGGTAGAAGCACCCAGTGTCTCTTTTACCTTCTCCTCTTGAACTGCATTACGAGCATTGTAGAGATAGGTCTCCAATTGATTCTTTGCCTCTACTCGTTCCATGCGCTTCTTGTCCTCTTCCGCATACTTCTCCGCCTCCTTCACAAGACGCTCAATCTCATCCTTATTCAATCGACCCTTATCATTCGTGATTGTAATCTTATTGGATTTACCGGTTGACTTCTCTGCGGCGGAGACATTCAAAATGCCGTTCGCATCGACATCAAAGGATACATCAATCTGTGGCACACCACGAGGCATGGGTGGAATACCTTCCAGTTTGAAGGTTCCCAGAGCATGACAATCTCTTGTAAATTGACGCTCACCCTCAAACACTTGAATCAGTACACCTGGTTGGTTATCCGAATACGTAGAAAAGGTCTGAGACTTCTTTGTTGGAATCGTTGTGTTTCGCTTAATCAGCGGAGTCATAATTCCACCTGCCGTTTCCAGACCCAGTGACAAGGGGGTCACGTCCAACAAAATGAGATCGGACGTGCGATCCTGACCATTCTTTCCATTTGTCAGAATATGCGCTTGGATCGCCGCGCCATAGGCCACCGCTTCGTCAGGGTGAACAGAGTCGTTCAATCGCTTTCCATGAAAAAAGGAAGAAACCATCTCACGAATCTTTGGAACACGCGTCGAACCTCCCACCATCACCACCTCGTGAATGTCGGTCTTTGACATGTTTGCATCGCGCAACACTTGCTCCAATGGAACAATCGTCTTTCGAAAGAGTGCCTCGCACAATGACTCAAATCGCGCACGAGTAACCAATACATTTAGATCAACACCCTCCACAAAGGCATCCACCTCTACCGTTGCTTGGGTAGACGAGGAGAGGGCACGCTTTGCGCGCTCACAGGCTGTTCGTAGACGACGAAGAGCACGCTGGTTCTGTTTCGCTTGACCCACCAGTGATTTATTCTTTTTCTCAAATTCTGCGACACAATAATCCACTAGAATGTTGTCAAAATCTTCGCCGCCAAGATGTGGATCACCCGAGGTGGCCTTCACTTCAAATACCCCATCATCAATCGTGATCAAGGATACATCGTGAGTGCCTCCACCACAATCGAACACCACAATATTTTGTTCGCCGGCGCCCTTCTTATCCAATCCATATGCCAATGCAGCCGCAGTTGGCTCATTAATAATTCGTAGAACATTCAGACCCGCGATCACACCCGCATCCTTTGTAGCCTGACGTTGAGAATCGTTAAAATAGGCGGGAACAGTTACGACCGCATCGCGCACTTCTTGACCCAAATAGGCCTCGGCAGTCTGTTTCATTTTTGATAGAACCATCGCGGAAATTTCCTCTGGCAAAAATGCCTTTCGCTCACCTTTTACTTCTACTTCCACCTGAACACCACCCTCTTTACCTTCCTTCAACGCAAACGGCCAATGACCACGATCTTGCTGAACGACTGGATCCTGAAACTTTCGGCCCATCAAACGTTTCGCATCAAAAATGGTATTTGATGGATTTGCAGAAGCCTGATTCTTTGCAGAATCACCAATCAAACGTTCATCGGCCTGAAATGCCACATAGGATGGCGTAGTGCGATTACCATGCTCATTTGCAATCACCTCTACGCGATCATTTTGCCAAACTGCTACACAGCTATAAGTTGTTCCTAGATCGATACCAATTGCATATGACGTCATTATGCTTGTGATCAATTACTGTGATTTGGGTTTAAGTTGAATTTTATTTAAGATACACATGCAACGCACATTCTTGCTCATTTAAATTTACCCATTTCCAATGTAGCACACGAGAATGGGTTGAAAGGGTTTTCTCGATCGTTGAGCGACTATATGTATTGTGATATAGATTGGTATTCGCATCCCAATTAATAATGTCCGTATCTGTATCAGATGGTTTAATAAAGAAGATATGACACATTTCTCTTTTTGAAATACGAATAAGTTCCAGCATGATATCATTTACATGATTCTGGTGCTCAAATGTATGACGAGAAAACACGATATCAAATTTTCGATCCGATAGGCCTGTGTTTCGAATGTCGGCATCGATCATCGGAATTCCTCTGTTTTTGTTCATATCAATAAAATATTGACAACTGTCGATACCCGTATAATGAATATTCACACGTTCGTTATACAATGTATCGTAAAATGTGCCATTACCACAACCTGCATCGGCTAAGGTGTAATAGGGGTCGTCCTTTTGTTCCTTGAGATACAGAGCCATGTATCGTTTGCTAGGAGCGTTTGCATCACCTACCCACTCCTTAAACTCACCCAGCCTCTTTTCGGCATTCTCGTTCCACCATGTCTGCGGGGTGTATTCCATAATGATACATGATCCATATCATACACTTTAAATCGGTATATTATAAAATCAATTCTCTTGTGATCGCAGTGAATGATATTCATCTTGTTGTTTTCGAATAAGAAATGCAATACGTGCAGGGGGTAATTGGGTAAGATACAGACGAATTTCTTGTGGAGTCATATGTAATTTGGATGGTCGTAATTTACTCAAATAGACACCATGAATGGCATACAGATGAGGGTGGAACATTTTATTGATCTGTGCAAATGTAGTCGTTTTTGTGATAAACACATTGCAGTAATTATGATATAACACATTCACAATATGCTGAATAAAGACAGAGCACAGAGAAAATAGTGCAGTATCCTCGGGATAGTATTCAAGATACGTCCCACTTAGATTTTGAGTGAAAATTCGCGCATATCGCTCATATACGGTGGCTTCATTCCCTCGTAGAGATTGAATCGCCATATATTTATCGGAACAAAACTTCCATCGTTCGCCTGATTTATTTTTAGCAACTAGACCACGAATGTTCCACGATCGCGATCCGAATACATCTTTTATCCAATCAAGTGGATTGGAATAAGAATTATATTGAGATACGTCGGACAGAATCGATTCCACTGCTTCTGGAAAGTGGTCCTGAATCACAAGTCTTCGATCCTTAAAA